AAGCGGTGCTAAAGATCCAACTGGTGATGATCATGGAAGTGGTGGAGGCGGTGGTGGATATGCTTGGACTTCTGATGTACCTGTAACTCCTGGTGCGACTCTTACTATAGTTGTGGGATCAGGTGGAGCAACAAGAAGTTCACAAGGATCGAATGATGGTGGAGATTCTTATGTCAAGAGTAGCAACTCTAATGATGGGTGTGATCCTGCACCTTGGGGTAATTGGCAGAATAATTTGTACAGTGGAGACAACATTTCAAAAACTGATATCAATACGAATGAATCGTATGGATTTCTTAGGGATGCAATACCACTATTTTCAAACCCACCACTATACTCGGTAAGTAAATATCATCCATCTTGGAGTAACTGGTTGGCAGAAAGGTCTGTATGGGTAAATGATCATGATCCAGTACAAGGTCAATATCAAGATGTTAGGATAAATTTAGAATTATCTTCTGTAGGAACTCACACAATTAAAGTGTTGTGCGATAATAAAGTCGGAATCTACAGAGCAGCATGGTATGATCCAGGTCAATCATCATATGTTGATGGATCTAGATTTTATAATGGTGAACCCGATAGGAATCCAGATCTGAATTCAAATTCAGCATTCCCTTCTACTCTACCTGCAGATCTTAATGGAGCTAATAATTGGACTTTGATTGGAACATGCTCAGACTTTAGAAGTTCTGTACCAAATACAATTACATTTTCAAATTCTTCTGCTGGAAGATATGTGTTTAGGTTCCTTCTTTATAATGGTGAAGATGGTAATAACTGGAAAGATAACCCAGCAGGCCTTGCTTTAGAACTTTACAATCCATCCATGAATAAAATTTGGTCAACTGATATGTACTGCGGTAAGTATGGTAGTGACCATAGAATTGGTGATGGTCCTGGTGGCGGTGGAGGAGGCGGCCGCCGAGGAAGATCTGGACTTACTGCTTATGATTTAAAGTATGGATCTGCATCTTGCCAGAATGGTGATTCTACTGCTTTTGGTGGTTCTTCTGGTAAGACATTTGTTATCAATCATCCAGCAGTAACTGTTGAACATTTTTATCAAGCACCAGGAGGATTTATTTCTGGTTATCAACGTCCTGGAACAAATGATGAATCATATCGCCATGGTAGTGGAGGATTTGGTGGATCGAGACCAACTAGATTTAGTATCATATTTAACGGCAATGAATATGCACTATACAATTCTTCTGGATCGACTTATGATGTAACTATTCCTGGGATGGGTCAAGGTGTTTGGACAAATGATATGAGTGGTGTAGAGTTCCCCTTTCATTATTTTTGGGGATCTACCGATTCAAATCCCACGAATGATTTGGATCTACAGAGATTGAGATATGGAACATATGAAGGAGCAGATAATAATAGTATCAACAGAGATGGTATTTACAAACCAAAATCATTGGAACTTGCCCTATGGTGGAATCCAGTTAAGATTGGAAATACTTGGTCAACTAAAATTAGATTGAGAGGAATCCCTAAGTGGGGATTGGGTGCTGGGTGGGCCGTAAACGATACTGTTACTGGTACATTCCCACCATTACAAAGTGAGGGTACTCAACCTTGGTGGGATAAAACCTCTCCAGAGTGGGGACTCACTAGAAACTTGACGATATATGATAAACCTGCTAATATTAGCGGACAGTATTTCACCTTCCAGATAAAGGTTACTCAAGTCAGAAATGATATACCTGGAAGAAAAGGTGATGATGGTCAGATTCGTTATAGGTATGGTTATAGTCTGCCAGCAAACTTGCCAGGTGGTGAAACATACTATGAAGACAATCTAGATAATACTGGTACTTAATGGAGAACTTAATGGATTTGCCTGAAATTAAATACGAAGATCTTCCAGAGGAGATGCAACAACGCATCCCAGAAGGCGAGATTGAAGTGGAAAGTCTTGTACCTCAAGACAATTATATTCCAAATCAGGATGAAGGACATAGTGCTGTCCTGAATAGAAAAATTTATAAAACCTTAGAAGAATTGAAAGCACTTCAGAAAATTCATTCTACCGATTCCACTAAACATGAAAAGTGGAAAAAGACTAAAAAGATCTCCAGATACTATAAGTCTTCTTTATTTGAGATCAAGACCCTTGACAAACTCGGTGAAATGGACTAATATATAGTATGTAAGGAGGGGTGGTCGAGTGGTTGAAGGCTCTGGTCTTGAAAACCAGCGAGGTGAAAGCCTCCGTGGGTTCGAATCCCACCCCCTCCGCCACCAGATGTAGCGCAGTTTGGTAGCGCATCCGCTTTGGGAGCGGGCGGTCGGGGGTTCAAATCCCTCCATCTGGACTTCAGTACTTTAATATATGGAACCTGATAAACTAGACGTATCTGAAACTGTTGAGTTGATTCGAGATTCATTTAATGATATCATTAAAGTACTTGATGAATTCATCGATGACGATGAATTGAAGAAGAAAACATTTAAAGAAATGCAAGACAATTTTAATCAAATGACAGGGGGACTGACATGAAACTTGCTGTATACACTAAGCCTGGTTGTCCATATTGCGACAAGATTAAACAAGTATTTGACGCCAAGGGGTGGAATTATGCAGAGTATATTTTAGATAGAGACTTTAACCGCAATCAATTCTACTCTCAGTTCGGAGAAGGTTCGACTTTTCCTAGAGTAATTAATGATGATCTTCTTCTTGGTGGATGCACTGAATCTATTAACTACTTTAGATCTAAGGGACTCCTTTAGTAATAAATAGTTTTGAGTTTAGATAGGAGGTTGGGTTCTTTTATTATCCAAAACGTTAGCAGGAGGAACCCATGCTAGAGCATATAGAGTTTATATACGTATCTTTCTTTTTGACGATAGGTACTTTCATCCTTGCCTTTGTACTTGGATGGTTTTCGAATAATTTATTTGATGCTTGGTATCAAAATGCTAGTTACGCTAAGCACATCATTCATCCAGAAATGCTAGATGAAGACGGTCGTATCCTACAAGATGAACTGACCTACTTGACATTCTCGGACGATGATGATATATTTGATGAGGAAGATGAATAACTGACATGATCCTTATCGATATGAACCAAGTGATGATTTCTAATCTGATGGTTCAGATTCAATTATCTAATGAACTTGATAAGGGACTAGTTCGCCATATGGTTCTCAACTCTCTTCGGATGTATAATCAGAAGTTTGGTGAGGAGTATGGGGAACTAGTCCTTTGTTATGACTCCAAACATTATTGGAGGAGGGAATATTTCCCATACTATAAAGGAACTCGAAAGAAAGATCGAGAGAAATCTAATTTTAATTGGGGATCTATTTTTGAGATTCTTAATCAGATTAGAGATGAAATTCGTGAGAACATGCCATACAAAGTTATGGAGGTTGATGGTGCAGAAGCAGATGATATTATTTCTGTCCTAACCAAATATCAAGCACACGAAAATATTAAGTTGCAACGAGACATGAAACCTATTGGTAAGGTTCTCATTCTTTCTGGAGATAAAGATTTCATTCAATTGCAAAAGTATCCTTGGCTTAAGCAGTACAATCCAGTGATGAAGAAGTTTGTTTCTGGAATGGATCCCAAGAAATATATTCTTGAGCATGTTCTTAAGGGAGATAAGTCTGATGGTATTCCAAATTATCTTTCTCCCGATGATACTTTCGTTGAAGGTAAAAGACAAAAACCTTTAATGAAAAAGAATCTTGATAGGATTGTTAATCTATCAGCAGAACAATTTTGCAATGAAGAGCAGATGAATTACTATAAGCGTAATCTGACTCTAATTGATTTCTCATATATACCTGTAGAGGTCGAAGAAAGAATTCTAGAATCATTTGATTCAGTGACCCAAACTCCACGAAATAAAATGTATAGTTATTTTGTGAAACAACAACTTATTAATTTACTTGATAAAATCGGAGAATTTTAAAATGTCAATGGACACTAGTAATCGACTGCTGCTTTCTGAAGTCCTGCAAAAAGTTTCGAATGCTAAGACTAAAGCAGAGAAAATTAAACTACTGCAACAATATAATACTCAAGCACTTCGCTCTATCCTAATCTGGAATTATGATGAGAGTATCATTTCAATGATTCCAGAAGGGGAAGTTCCCTATCGTCCTAATGAAGCACCTGCAGGAACGGAACATACAATCCTAGAACAAGAGTATAGGAAACTGTACAACTACATCAAAGGTGGCAACAATGAACTGAAGCAATTTCAGCGTGAACAGATGTTCGTTCAATTGTTAGAAGGTCTTCATAGTTCTGAAGCAGAACTACTTTGTCTAGTGAAAGATAAAGAACTGCAGAAGAAGTATCGTATC